TTAGAATCACTAAGTTGGATTCCATAATAAGTTACTTTCTTAGGCTTACCATCAACTTTTTCTTTTTTCTGATATGTACGAGCGTTAGCTACAAGAGAGCAGGAAGCTAGTAGATAGTCACGAATAGAACCTTGTAAGTCTGCTGTGATAATTTTAGGAAGGTCTTCATCTTCATCTTCAAGATTAATTTGTTTCTCTTGACAAATGACATAGATATTTTTTCCTGCATTTGCAAAACGTACCAATCTATCAATGACTGAAATCATTTCTTCCTTTGCATAACCATATAATTGCAAGGTCATGCGTTTAGCTTTCTTATCGTTCTCAATAAGATAGTCATATAGAAATTGTTGGATTTTAGTTAAATGGTCAATAGCAAAGCTATCATAATTTTTTACCTCATCCAACACTTCCAAGAAATCCTCCCAGGATTCCACTGTAGCTACATCAACGGTCTGACCTGATTCAGCTACATCATTCATGATTGTAGATAAACCATTATCTGCATCAGCAACTAAAATTTTTCCTGGCAAAGAGGAAATAATTTTGGTCTTACCTTTACCAGGCATACCATAAATGGTAGTAAGATTATGTGGTTTAATCTCACTAAGTTTTTTCAACTTAACCATGTAGTTTACTCCTTTAAAAATTTTTTACCTAAAAGGTAATGACAGCCAAGGGAGTCGAACCCCTGTAGCACATAAGACAAATGAAATGTACGCATGTAACGTTATGAAATAAAGAAAGGTAAAATTAATTTTTTAGAACAGTGTTGTGCTTTAACCTTTGCTGTCTCAATAGGGCTATAAGCCCTTAAATTATTTTTTGAAATTTTTTCTATAGTGCTTATCAATCAACGCACTACGCTTGTAGCTTGTAGCTTTAGAATTAAATCCTGCTAAATTCCAAGCTAGGATACATAGAAAACCTAGAGCTACACAATACACTGGATGTGCAATGATATACCTAATAATATCCATTATTCAACCTCTTTCACTTCAACGCCTGGACAATTGAATACCCACCCAAAATCAGCTTCTTCTAACTCTTTACGGGTGTGGGCCACTCGAAACTGATGTGTCTCCTGTCTGCTATTGATATACCAATTGCCGTCAATCTCGTGATTCAAATATCTAGCGTCGCCATAAACTCCTTTGAATTTGACTATATATCTAGCCTCTTCCTTGACCTCATAGCCAAACTGGTGCATGTTTACAAGGGTTTTGATTGATTCATTTTCTACATCATCAAACCATTTACAAAAATCTGAAGTTCTTTCTTTATCATCCCAATTTCTAATCAGGTAATATATCTCATCCTCTAAATTATCTTTATGTTTTTCATACCAATCAGCTACACATTGAGGAACTACTTCCTTATATTCTTTTTGGTATCCATTATTTTCTTTCTCCCTATAGATTATCAAAGCTGAATTATTAAAGTAAGTAGCACTTACACCACCATCAGCAACAGCAGAAACATTTGACTGATACTTAATATCAATAACTTCAATATAGTTAGCAATATGCTCAGGTAATGTAACTAAAATTTTTTCATCCATGATATTGTCTCCTTATTGTTTTATCTTAATACCCTTTTATTGTATCACTAAGAGTTGCAAAATGCAACCCTAAACTAAAAATTTTTTCAAATTCCTTTAAAAAGTGTTGTAATGCCAATCCCCAAAGCTTTAGCAATATTTTTTATTTTCACTAAAGTAGGGTTAATATTTTGGCTTTTCATGTTTGATATGTGATTAGGTGACTTACCTAACTTAAGAGATAATTTTGTAACTGTAGTTCCTCTACGATTACACATATCTACCACATTCTCCCAAAATTTTTTTACTGATTCCTCATCATCTAAATATTCTCTACCCAATGAATAACCTCCAATCAAAATTTTTTAAAATACATGTATATCAAATACACAAACAAGAATAAACCTAATTCTGAAATCCAATCAATTAATTCATCTTTATTATCAATCAATGCCAATTCCAAAACTAGAAATATTAAAGCAAGCATAACATACTTATTAACTATCATCTTCTTCAATTCCTGTAATCTTGATTCTGTTTTCTTCTTCAAAACCATGTACTAATTCATCCATGTAAGGTGTTCCATAATCAGATTTTTTGAAAATAGCATAGTCAGGATGATTAATAATAATTTCAATCGTAGAAAGAAAATCCTCAACTACTTTATTGACAATTTTTTCATTGTAGCTAATTTTGAATTGATGGAAATGGTAACCACGGCCAGTAATTTGTTCTCTTGGATTGATACAGTCATAAACAAAGCCTTGAACGTTGTAGCCTAAAATTTCTTTCATGACATACATGTAAACATTACACTGTAGCTCTAGCCTTAAGTTTTCAAAGCGTGGTTTATTACTGTAGGTCTTATAATCGACCAACCATATTCCACCTTCAGCGTCAACAACTACAGCGTCTATATAGCCTTGAAAATGCTGTCCTGGGAGATATTCAGATAAATCCCATTCAATCAATTTTTCAGTCTCTATGATTGTTCCAATGGATTCTACACCGTTGTAGTGATTAAGGTATTTTTCAGCTACACGGATTCCGTCAGCTACACCCTTATCAGACAAGCCTTCTTTATTTGCCCATAAGTCAATTGATTGTAGGATACTGTGTAGAGAAACACCATTACCGATACACTCTAGAATATGGTGTAGTGTAGTTCCTCGGTCTAATGCGTCTTGCCAAGGACTAGGCTTGGATAGACCTTTAATATAGTGACAGTAAAAATCCCAAGGGCTTTCAAGCCACTTATTAACCCTACTAACTGACCATGTATTCCCACAAGGTAACTCGTCAGGAACATCAACTACATTATCACGATAGAAATCTAGTTTCAATACTCTTTGTAGCTTCCTAAAGTTTTTAGTCTTGCTTGTCAACCCTCGTTGTTTCCATTGGGTGACACTACTAGCACTAACACCTAATGCATTAGCAAAGACTTTGTTTGTAAGACTATACTTATTCATATAGTCTTTTACAGTCTTTGCTTCAATATTTTCCAAAGTCATTTATTGTAACTCCTTATTAAATTATAGCTATTAATATAGCTTATGACACCTAGACCCCTGACAGTCTAGTGCTAGCCTTTCTAGTGTGCCTTAAACCCCTCTAAAAGGGCTTGTAATCAATTTTAAATGCGTGGTAGGGTATTAGTACCTAATTCTTTCTTAACACGTTCAGCAAGCTTTTTATGGGCGATATGGTTTTCTTGCCATGCTCTTGCTGATTCTTCCCAACTAGGTCTATAGAGTGCGTGATACACCTCTTTATTTTCTTGTTTCTTAAATAGATTAAGCATTTTATCTCTCCTTAAATTTTGTTAAATCGTTTAACCATAGCTTTTGTAACAGTAATAATCAAACTACAGCTATCTAACTCACTATCTGAAATAGGTTTTCTTATTTCAGCTATTTCATATCTAGAGCATTGACTAAACACCTCTATATAGTAGTATAAAGCCATTTTATTTGTAACAGAAATACGCTTATATTCTGTCTTTAGGTGAAATTTATCACCATTTGCTAAATTAATAATAAAGTTTTCCATAATCAATACCTACCATCAATAGAGCCATAGCACCCAACACTAAACAACCTACCATTTATTTACTCCTTATTTCTTAACTACAGATATTCTGTAGCTTCAACTATAACTAAATTATCAAAAGTATCAGGAAAGAGCTTTTTATACTCTCTCTCAGCTACTTTTATACTAGGGTATTCACCTAAAGCAATTACCCCTTTTTCTTTACTCTTAACTACAATCAAGACCATTAGATGATATATTCCTCTAGTGTCTTCTTACCAACAAACTGAGCCTTTACATAGAACTCATCTCTTGATGGTCTGTAGCTAACCATAAAATCACTACGCCCACAATAGTTAAATAATTGAATAAGAGCATCACGGTCAGACTTAGATTGACCATATACATGAGCAATCAAAGGAAAAGAACTAAACTGTTCAATGATAACAATGTTAGTACCCCAATGGTCTAACTCAAACACATCGGTTTCCTTGTTATAACGAGCTTGCCACTGTGATTCTAACTCGCCATAATAGCCTTGACCAAAGAACATGCGACCATTCTTGTTGGCAAAACCTTTTTCGACTGCTTTATCAATGATTGTTTGTAATTGTTTAGACATAGTTGTTACCTCTTCTTTATTCCTTATTTCTGTAAGGCTCTTAATTACCTTACACTTATATGATACACTATAATGTACCATAAGTCAAGCAAAATTAGCAAAAATTTTAAAAAATAGCTACACCAATTTCTGCCCAACTTTCAATAAATTCTTGTTGAGCTTGTCCATTGTACCCACACTCATAAAATGCAAGTCCGTAATTATCATCAGAATTATGCTGAATTTCTAGTAAATCCTTATATTCAGCTACAAATTCCTTGACACCCTTAAGGTCACCACAAGGGTAAACCAAAATTTCACCATCATCAGTTACAGGGTGCCAATTAAATCCAAATCCTGTTAAGTCCTCATAAACATATTTTGTAATTTCCATTTTAGTTTACCTTCTTTATTTATTTTCCATAAATTTTACTAATTCATTGATAAAAATATCTTTATCATCAAAACCAAAGATTTTAGTACCATTAACCCATAATTTGAAAACAGAACCCTCTAAATCCTTTAATACATTCAACAGCTTATGATAAGCCATTATATTGTTATCTGTAAATAGTAATGTATCAAATCCTTTAATTACTTGGATATTATTATCTTTAATATTCACTTTAACTGTTTGTTTATCATTAAGTTTTCTCATTTTTAATACCTCTCTTTATTTCACTTATCTTAATTCATTTGTCTATTCTGTTCAGTGTAACAGTTGTTCCCAAGTTACCAAAGTATATAAGTGTTTAACAACATTGTAGCTTGATTTTGGCTTGTCTCACTAGCTCTATGCCTATTATCATAAATAGGGTAGTTACTAGATTGTTGATAGCTCCGAGGATAGCTTAAATCCTCTATACCCCCTTATCCCTTGCAAGATAAGAGTTAGGCTTTTACCTAAAGGGGCTTATATTATGCTTTTGCATTGTCACGAGCTTGTTCAAACTCCCTTTCTTTACCTTACATATACATTATACTGTATTATATTTATCTTGTCAACAGTTTTATGTACATTTTTTAAATTAATTTTATTAGACTTATTTCAAGCCTTAAGGATAGAGAACCCTTGCAAGTTCTCAGCTAGCTTAATCTAGTTATCCAAAAAATAAATTGGGTACTGTTTATCATGCCAAGTAAACATGCCGTTTTTAATGGTACTGTATGGAATGATTAACCCATTACTTATAACAAGTTCGTCTATACCTTCCAATAGAAGGATAGCGTCCCCATAAGGGGTATAATTGACCTTGATTCCATTTATTGAACATTGTTTCATAATGTCTACCTCTTTCTTTATTTGTAAGTTATTAACTAACTTACACTAACTATTATACATAATAATGTATCTAATGTCTATAGGTTTTTGAAAAAGTTTAAAATTTATTTTAAGACCATTTTGGGTCCATTTTTTGATTTCAGTTTTTGGTGGGTGTATTTATAGTAGAAAAGTATAGCTAGGGAATGACCCCCACAGGGTCATGACCCCTTGTAGCTTATCAACTCCCACACAAAAACAATATATAATATAAGATACAGTTTAAGTGTATAGACTCGCTAACGCTCGCCCATACATTAAACAGTATCTTATTAGTCAACATTATTTATTAACCTTATATAGTAGAGAATAATAAGTATATATCAGTATAAGCTAATATAAGCCCATATAAGCAAGGATAAGCATAAGTAGGTATGATAAGACTATGAACGTATTAGAGACGATTGTAGGGGCTTTTAGAGGGCTATATGAACGTGCTATGATGATAGACTAGTAAGTGTAGGATAGATAGGACTG